TTAGCCATAATAAGAGTGTCTAATATTCACTCCTGACCTACAAACCTTCACATCTAAGGAAAATTTTTTACATATTGAACTGACAAGATCGAAGAACCAATCGGGAGATGTCGATGATATTCTGATCTCTTGTATCAGTTCTTGGAGATTAATGTTAATAAATGTACCTGGCTCCCTTCGTTCCTCATAAATATTAGAATCAGGATTATATCCTATGATTCTTACTTCATTTTCATAAGCGTAAAAATCTGTTTTATGCATATATTGAGCAAGCATGTGTTTTATTTCAAAATGTTCATTTTCATAAATTAGATATTTTACTTTAGCAATTAAAACCTTATACTCATCCTTTTCAATTATACTTCTTTTTATGCGGCCAACATCAGTAATGACGCAAACAGAAAAATCATCCTCTCCATAGATTTTCCACATTGCCATACTTTCTCTTTCATTACTATGCCAGCAGCTTACATCAATGAAATCTTTCATTTTTTCATGAAGATCCTGATAACTAAAATCCTTTCTATTGATGTCCCCGAAAACAGTATGATACGGTGCTTCATCAGTATACTTCATTACATCAGCACTAATTTTATTTCTCTTTTGTCTCTCTTCTGGAGTTTGTTGATTAACCGTAGGTAATAAATTGTTAACTATATCGTCAAGTTGAGCGGCAAAACTATCATTCAGCATCTCATCAATAACCGTAAATCCACCTTCTAATTTATCCTCAAACAAAGATGTTTTACATAAAAAAATTTCTCTTTTATCAAGCAATGAAATAAATTTTGCAAAGTTCATGTACCTTTGTAGTTTCACCGTATCATCTAAATCACCAACAACATCAACATTCATATTTTTATACCTTTTGTGATTATAGCCAAAACAAGATGACAAAAACTTAGAAAAACGTTTTACATATTAAAGGCAATATACTCAAATCCCGCGACACCTCACTGTCGCGGTTTTTTATGATTCAAATTCCCAAATCCAACTGATTTTCCCCTTTGTGACTGCGGGGAAAGATATTGGTGGGGACACATGCGCCAGGTGCGGGCTTCGTTTCGTTCAGTGCTTCATCAATGTGCGTCATGCTGGTAAAGCAGTAGCCACACATCATATTTTGGCACTGGTGATAGCTACGTCGAACCAATGGGCTGAGTTCTACGCTGGTACGTGTCTTTGCAGTTGCGCGGCACTTTGGACACTTGATCGCCATGACAACCCCTCAAACGGTTGGTGTTACTGTCATTATACACAGGCGTTGCATTAATCATCATTATCGTCTGCTGCCCAATCTGTTATTTTCACTTCAAATTCCAGCGATGTCGTAAATCCTGATTGGCTAATTTCATGTACGCAGCGTGTAATTATCCAATCGGCATTATCGATAACCGTTTTAAATCCAGACATACGGGCGTGTAATTCGGGATATAAATCGGCACGGCCTCGCGCTAACGTCATACTGAATTCTGCCGCACCACGCTGTAACGTCGACCATTTCGCCGCTGCGGCGCGTTTTGCAGCTTGCTCGGTTTTAAACGTCGATCGCATGACATAAACATTACCTTCCGTTCCCTTCAGATAATTCCCCTCTTTACTGCTGGATGCGGGTTCTTTCTTTTTAGCTGGCGTACTGGTTTTGCGTTTATTTTTTACCTTTGTCGTTTTGGTCTTGCCAAAATTCAGATCCAGCCAGTACGCCGTAACGCCGGTGTACGCGTCGCGGTCAGCAACGCGGAAGCTGTGACTGTCTCCGCTACTGCGTGTAATGGTGATGGCCGGTAGTGGCTTGCCACTTTGTGAAACCGCCTGCCCTGGGACAATGAACAGCAACATACCGTTTTTTATGGTTGTGATTGCCCCAACCATTTCTGCCATGCGAGTAAGGAAGCTGATATCTGATTCATTCGTCTGGTCAGCATGGTCAAGTTCCAGCTTTGCAAGCCGTTCTGTCACACCGGCTTTCAGCCCGTAGCGGCTGGCGATGGCAGATACCACAAATCCGACTGTCACATTGTGCCAACTGTATTCACGTTTAACGTTGAAGGTTTCTCTGAAATCCGCACTGCGGGCGCTGATAGTCAACTGATCCGGCGGGCCACGATGCGCAATTTCATCAACCGTGAATGTCCCTTTGCTGATTAGCGGTTCATTCGCCCAGCCCAGCGCCACCGTGACCTTTGCACCGCGCTCCGGCAGGGCTAATTTTCCGTCTGCATCGTCCAGCACTAATTCGAGTGAGTCAGCTTCAAACCCGCGATTATCCGTCAGCGATAACGACATCAGCCGATCATTCAGCTCTGTAACCTGCTTATCGCCAACCCTCACCATAAACGCCGGACGGGGTGAGTATTCATCCAGTCGTCCAGAAATAGCCCCTAGCGTGTCCATGATTGACATTGTTACCCCCTGATCTCTGCCTGAATACTCGCGTTACGCGCGCGTAGGGACAATCAGCGCCGGTTGTCGCGCTCCTAAAACAAAGCAAACGCCGTGCGCAACCTGTGAAATCCCGCAATCATGAAGCCGGACATTTGACGCATTGAGGCAACAAGCATGGCGACTAATTATCATCACGGTGTGACCGTCCGAGAAACAACGGATCTCAGCACCATCATTAACGATATCGACTCGGCAGTGATCGGCGTGGTGTGTACCGCCGATGATGCCGACGCTGATACGTTCCCGTTAAACGAACCGGTACTGTTAACCCGTGTTGCTAGCGTATTGGGCAAAGCGGGTAAAACAGGCACGTTACACACCACGCTGAAATGCATTTCCGATCAGGCCAGCCCTCAAACGGTAGTGATCCGTGTGGCAGATGCAGCGAACGCGCCCGCAGAAGGCAATGAACCTAAACCGACTCAGGATCAGTTAGTGATCGGCGGTTCCGATGCCAACGGGCGCTATACGGGGCTGTATGCGCTGCTGTCGGCAGAGGCGCGTATTGGTGTTCGTCCGCGTGTACTGGCCGTGCCGGAACTGGATACCCAAGCCGTCGCCGCGCAACTGGCCGTAATGGCTGAAAAGCTAAACGCGTTCGCCTATGTCAGTGCGCATGACTGCGCAACTATCGCGGCGGCAAAAACGTACCGCGAAAATTTCTCCCAACGTGAATTAATGGTGATCTGGCCCGACTTTATTGCCTATGACACCGCAAAAGGGGAAAGCGTAATCGTACCCGCGCCAGCGTTTGCGGTTGGCCTGCGCGCCAAAATTGATGCAGAGACGGGCTGGCACAAGGTGCTATCCAACGTTGCAGTAAACGGTGTGCTCGGACTGAGCAAAGATGTGTATTTCACGCTACAAGGAACCGATACCGACGCCGACGAGCTGAACAGCAACGGCATCACCACGCTGATTAAGCAGAACGGTTTTCGCTTTTGGGGATCGCGCACCTGTGACCGTGAAACCTATCTGTTTGAAAGCTACACCCGTACGGCGCAAATCCTCGCAGACACCATCGCAGAAGCGCATTTCTTCTACATTGATAAGCCGCTTACGCCCTCATTGGCAAAGGATATTGTGGACGGCATCAACCGCAAGTTAACGGCGCTGGTCACTGCTGGCCGTCTACTGGGTGCGAATTGTTGGTATGACAAAGAAACCAACACCGGCGAAACGCTACGCACCGGAAAATTAACCATCAAGTACAACTACACACCCGTTCCGCCATTGGAGCATTTGGATCTGGTGCAGGAGTTTACTGACGAATACTTCGCGACGTTCGCCAATACGTTCAGCGGGTAAGGGGTAAATCATGTCTCTGCCAAAGAAACTTAAATACTTCAATCTGTTTATCGACGGCGACAACTATTTCGGTCAGGTGCCGGAAGTGACACCGCCTAAGCTCACGCGCAAGACAGAAGACTATCAGGCGGGTGGCATGCCTGGCTTTGTCGCGATTGACTTCGGTTTTGATGCGGGCGCGCTGGATATGGAAATCACGCTCGGCGGGCTGGATGCTGGCTTGTTGAAAAAGTGGGGCGTCTCCACTGCGGACGGTATGCAAACGCGCTTTGCAGGTTCGTATCAGGATGAAGCCACAGGCGAAGCGGTGCCGTGTGAAATCCAGACGCGTGGCCGGTTTACCGATCTTGACCCAGGCTCTGCCAAAGTGGGTGAAGATACAGCACATAAATACACCCTGAAAAATACCTACTTCAAGCTGACGATCAGCGGTGAAGAGGTCATGGAAGTGGATGTGCTGAACATGATTTATAAAGTGGCCGGTGTCGATATGCTGGAAAAACACCGCGCTAACGTTGGGTTATAAAAGGAAATGTCTACCATGACTGAGAAACAAAATAACGTCGTCATTCTGCAAAACCCGATCACACGTAAAGGCGGTGATGTGAAAGAAGTCACGATCACCGGCGCACTAAAACAGGCCGGATCGCTGCGCGGGCTGAAGGTCTACGATGTGATGACGTCCGATGTGGATAGCCTGCTGACGTTGCTCCCGCGCGTTACCAGTCCGGCGCTGACGAAAGAAGAACTCACAGCGATGGATACCTGGGATTTTTGCCAGCTCTCCAATGCGGTGGCGACTTTTTTGCAACCCTCTTCCCCAGCGAGCGAGACGGGCGCGGTAACGGCGTAATTCACTGCCCGTTTAACTGTGTTGAAGAGGTGATGGCCGACATCGCAGCAATTTTCCATTGGTTGCCGTCGGCGATGGACGCCATGCCGGTAGATGAACTGCTGGCATGGCGCAGCCGAGCGGCCGTTAGAAGCGGAAACTCGGAATGACAGATCGCAATCTCAATATTCGCGTGGCGTTCAGCGCGATCAATAATATGGCTCGGCCCGTCAGTGCTGCACGCAGCGGCACGGCGGCGCTGGCTGACCAAATCAGAGCAACACAAAACACCCTCAACGGATTAGGACGGCAGGCCAGCAGCTTTGACCGTCTGAGCGCTGCATCCGCTAAAACAACCCGCGAACTGGAACAAGCTAAAGCCAAAGCCGCCGCGATGCGTGCCGAATTCGGTGCCGCCAGTGCGCGAACGGACGAACAAAACGCGGCACTGAAACGGCAGCGTGAGCTGATCAGGCAATTATCAACGGCTCAGACCAACGAAACCGAACAGTTAAAACAACTGCGGGCAGAGCTGGCGCGGCACGGCGTGATACTCGACCGCAGCCGCAGGGCAACAGACCAGATTAGCGATCAAACCGCACGCTATAACCGTATGTTAGCGGAACAGCAACGGCGGTTGGCGGCGGTGACGCAGGCGCGAGCACGCTACGATAGGATGCAGCAGACAGCGGGGAATCTGCGCAGCACAGGGGCAATGGCAATCGGTGCCAGCGCAGCCGGTGCGTATGTCGGTGCCAGAATGATGGCCCCTAATCTGCAATCAGATAAAAGCGGCGCGGTGATTGCTGCACAAAATGCCGAAGCCCCTGCAATGGGGTCGCAGTATTCGAAAATCATTAAAGGGATTAACAGTGCCGGTGTAAGCAATGACCTTGCCCAGATCGCCAGCACCGTATCGGCGGTGCGTAGCTCACTGGGCGCATTGGGGGACGTCGGTGAAGCGGAATTAGACCGGATCTCACGCAAAGCGTTGGATATGCAATCCGTGCTGGGCGGCGATACGGCGGAACATATCCAGATTGCCGCCATCATGATGAAGAATGGTCTGGCTCGCAGCAGCGATGAAGCATTCGATTTGATGGCGGCAGGAATGCAACGCGTCTCTACACAGATGCGCGGCGAGTTACCTGAGATATTGCATGAGTATTCAACGCATTTCAGGAATATGGGCTACAGCGGATCAGAAGCTATGACGCTATTGGTCAATATGGCGCAGCAAGGGAAATTTGCGCTGGATAAAACGGGCGATGCAGTCAAAGAGTTCTCAATCCGTGGCTCTGATATGTCTAAGTCCAGCATCGCGGCGTATGACGCCATCGGACTGAATGCGCAGCGCGCGTCATCTGCCATCGCCAGCGGTGGCGCACAAGCACGTAACGCGATGCAGCAAACCGCGCAGGGGCTATTGAAGATTAAAGACCCAGCCGAACGGGCCAATGCCGCCATTGCATTATTTGGTACACCGATAGAAGACCTGTCTATCGATCAGATCCCTAATTTCCTGTCAGCGTTAGCCAATACCAAAGACCAGTTCAGCGATGTCAGTGGAACGGCCGAACGTATGGGCAGCACGTTACGCGATAACCTGTCGGGGGATATCGACAAGCTCGGTGGTGCACTGAGTGGGTTACGTTTTGCCATCTTTGAAAATGACTCCGGCGTTTTGCGCAAACTGGCTCAGGGCGCGACGGCGTTAGTGAATAGTGTCCGTGAATGGGTGACAGCTAACCCTGAGTTGGCTCAAACACTGCTTGTGGTTGTGGGTGGCGCGTTAGCGCTCACCGCCGCCATCGGCACCGTCTCTCTTGCGACTGGCATATTGATGGGGCCATTTTCCAAACTGCAACTTGGCCTATCCCTGTTAAGCGGTGGTAAGGGTATTGGCACCGTTACAAGTATGTTCAGCAGGCTTAGCGGCGTTATGACAGGTAGCCTGTCCAGCACTCGCGCGTGGGGGGGCATCCTTACCAGTATACGCAGTGGTATCGGTGGCATCGGCAATATCGCCCAAGGCGCTGGCCGTTCCTTGTTGATGGTATTCACTCAGCCAGGTGCGGCGCTATCGGCATTGGGTAATGGCGTGCGAATGCTGGCGACATCGGGATTTTCTGCACTGAGCGGTTCAGGGATGGCGGTATTCAATATCCTGCGTACCGGCTTCATGCTGTTGCTCAGTCCCATCGGCTTAATCGGCGCAGCAATCGTTGCGGCTGGTGTATTAATTTACAAATACTGGGAGCCGATCAAAGCGTTTTTCAGCGGTTTTTTCAGTGGCCTTACAACTGGCCTTGAACCGGTTAAACAATCTTTCTCTGCGCTATCCCCTATTTTCGACGGGATCGGACAGGCCATTAGTGGTGTATGGGACTGGTTCAAAAAACTGTTTGAACCGGTCAACGCCTCATCGGAATCACTGAAACAATGCACGGAAGCGGGGAAAGTGTTTGGTGAAGTTGTTGGAATGGCGATTGGTGGCGTAGTGACAGTTATTTTGAAAGTTGCTGAAGGCATTGGCTGGATACTGGAAAAATTAGGGGTTATCCCTGAAGCCGCAAATGCCGCCGTTTCAGCATCAAATGCCATGAATGGGGCAATCCCACAAAAAGGCTATGAACCTAAAAAGCCGGTTATGTACGTATGGGATAAGAAACAAAAGAAAATGGTGGCGCAGGAATGGAAACCGCAGCCCCCCAAAGAAACCGATGCGGTGATTAAAACCGGTGAGGCAGCAAAACCACCGGCAGGCGAAGGCAATAAGCCTAAACAAACTGGGGCGTTGCAGGACTTGACGGGGAGCAATCCCAAAACAGAAAAAACAGGCAGCACAGCAAAGACAGAAGAGAAGAAAGACCCGAACAAGCTGGGTGATATCGTTTTTAAAAACGTACCGCCGGCGGTCATGCTGGCGAACGGCTACCGTGAATCACAGGTTATGCCTGCACAACCCAAAGTCCCCTTACTGGAACGGGTGAAGCAAACCGCCAGTGTGCTGGCCGCGTCTGTCCTGCCGTTCACTGTGCAACCTGCTGGGGCAGACGTTCCGGCCATCAATTCACCTGCAGCACAAATGAAAACAGCGATGTCTGCCGGTATGGCCAGCACAGACAAATATGAAATCAATATCACGATTCAGGATGCACGCAGCCTGGATGAAGACAAACTCGTCGCCAGACTGCGGCGGGAAATAGACGATATTGAACGTCGTAAGCAGCGTCGCCAGCGCTCACAACTAACCGATCACGTATAGGGCTTTTATCATGATGATGATTCTGGGTATGTTCGTTTTCATGCGGCAAACTGCGCCGTACCAATCCCTAAGCCATGACAGCAGCTGGCGACATGTTAAAAATGACCGAGTAGGCAGATCCCCGCGTTATCAGTACATCGGCGCAGGGGAAGATAAAATCACACTGTCCGGTGAGCTGTACCCAGAAATAACCGGCGGCGATGTGTCGTTAAACATGCTGCAAACGATGGCCTACACAGGAAAAGCCTGGCCGCTGATCGAAGGGACGGGCAACATCTACGGTATGTACGTGATTACCAACATCAACAAAACCCGTTCCGAGTTTTTTAACGACGGTAAGGCGCGGCATATCTCATTTACGCTGAATCTGGAACGGGTTAGCGAGGATTTGCGAGAAATGCTGGGTGATATGGATATCGGGCTATCCGGATAACACAGACGCTTTTAACTGTACTCGAAGAAAAAAGCCCACCGGATCGCTAACAGTGGGCTTCGCTTTCCCCGATGTATCATTATTATTTTAAAACCAACAACATAATGACATTGTGGGGGATGATTTTATAAACGTTTATACAGATCGATTAAGCGCTATTGATCGGCGCTAGCGATCAAATGAGCACAATAGCCGCGTGCTCATATTTAATTTATATCCCGTACGCAACGAATGAATACCTGCTTGTCTCTGACGCGTTAACCTTAAAACCAATTTTTGTTATTGAATTAGGGATAATATTGGCAACCTCTGCACGTACCGTTGCATCTTCACCAGATCCCATAATCACTGTAAAAACTTTATTATTGAAAGGCCGCGGAAAGTTCACCTGCAGCCCATTCACTTCAATATAGAAAACACCCCATTGAATAATCAGCCCACTAGGTAAAACTTGATAGCCGTTATCACTCAATACTGACTCACCAAAACCCAGAGCATTTGAGTCCAGTGTAATATCGCTCGCTCCATCAAATGCCACACCATTAATCTTACGTGGCGTTGCCAGTTTTGTGGCTGCTGCTGCCGTGGCGGCTTTACCTAAATAACGCCCATCAGACTCCGTTTTATTCCATGTATCAATATCACCCGCTAATAAATTGACATCAGCAGATAATGGCTTCCCGTTGATTTTAATTGAACGTAGCGCGTATTTTTGCGCGGCCTGCGTATCGGTTAATGCCCCGACATCCCCAGCACCCAACGCGATATCTGCCGACAGCGCTTTACCGTTGACGGTACGGCTAGACGGGACGCGGCCATTGGCGTTCGTGTTGGCGTTAGCCGCTGCCGTAGCGGCATTGTTCGCGGCAGTTGTGGCAGCAGCGACGCGGGTGTCGGT